CATAAGGGGGGGGTATTTCGCGCATATACCAATCAAAAGCTCGCCACAAACAAGGCAAACCCCACCGCCGCCCAACCCACCATCCACGCGGCAGTGGCGCACACAAACCCCGTCCAGAACTCTGGACGATTCGCTACCAATCTGATCCACATCACGCGCCCCACCCTTGCCTCAAGTGTACCAATCCTCTGCGGTCGAGGTGGATCATCCCTCGACCATCTAGCCATACGAAAAGCCGCCAGAGAGCCTCGTCAACCCGTGCCCATCCTGGCGGCCGATCGTCAACGATCCACGTCATCCCTCAACGCTCGGCCTTTGGATCGGCGACCACTTAATCCTGTCCTGTTGGTGTTTCTTTGGCTTGGCCTCTGGCATCGCCTCGGGCTTGGCCGTCGCTCCCGCGTCATCTGCCGTCCCTGCGTCGGCCGCGCTCGGCTCTGTCGCCCCCGCGTCTGCGGACGGTGGCGCGGGTTGGGCGGGTCCACCCGGTGCGGTCGCCATATCCGCCAGCTCGTCGATCGTCTTGTCGTGCTCCTGCACTAGCTCGTGGATGGCGTCGACCTTCACGCGCAAATCAGTGATCGCGTCGTAGTGGCTCGCCTCAGTCTCGACGGAGAATCGCAGCGCGTTCCCGCCGTCCTGCCATGCGGTGATCGCCGCCGCTGCTATAAATGCGATCGTCGCCCAGACGGATCCGGGGTTGTTCGCCTTCCTCGCCAATGCCTTGATCTTATCCATTTCTCTCTCCTATCCGAACAGGTTGATCTGTCTAGCGTCGTCGGTGCGTTCCCAAGCCGCAACCCTAGCACGCGCGATCCTCGCATACTCCTCGGAAAGTTCCATCCCCACCGCGTCGAATCCCTCGAGAACGGCAGCCGCGATCGTCGTGCCAGATCCGCAGAATGGATCGAGGACAAGGCCGGATGGTGGGGTCACAAGCCGGACTAGCCATCGCATGACTGCCAGCGGCTTGACGGTGACGTGATGGTTGTGGACGCGATCCGCCGTCCTCCCGGCCCCTGCCCGCGGGCTAGACACTCCCGCGGCGCCCTCCTCGCGATCTACAGCCTCAAACCCAGACACCGACGGCAACCCCTCACACCCGAACTCCCGTTCTGCTCTGCTCGCCTTGGGGCAGGCGTAGACGTTCGCGGGCCAGCGGCCCAGGTCAGGAACGTGCCAGGCGCCTGCCCTGGTCACGCTGATCCCGATCCGGCTCCCTGCGGAGGCTCCAGACCTCCCAACGGGGGGCGCCTCCCCCGGCCCCGGCCACGCCGGATCCCCGTACCCATACCGGCACCCGTCGATATTGATCGCGCCCGTGCCCCACCTCGACACGTTCTGGGCCACGGTCCCATCGAGTGGCTTTCGCGCGAGGACCGCGGGCTCGTAGGCGGGTTTAAGCGCAGTGCCCCATCCTTCCCATTGGCGGGCGGCGAAGGTTGCGGGGGTGTCATAGTGCAACCGCCTAGGGGTGGGGTTCCACCCACCATCCCCGACCCCCCCCAAACTGCCCGTTGGGTTGTCTGTGATGCGGGTTGGCGCAATGCCAGCCGCCTTGTCGATCGCCTTCGACACGTCGAGCGATTTCGGGAATCCTTGCCACTGCTGCCATGCGATGCAGTCGCGGATCTGCCAGCCCGCATCCTCGATCGCGCAGACCATCCGGTGGTACGCCCGAGTCCCCCCGAATGCGATCAGGTGCGCGCCTGGCTTCGCCACTCGCAATGCGGCCTCCCATACATCGACGCTGTTAGCAATGCCCGACGCATCCCATCCCTTACCCATGAATCCGATCTCATAAGGTGGATCGGTGACGATAGCGTCCACGCTCTCCGCTGGCATGGCCGCCATACGCTCAAGGCAATCGCCCCACTCGATGAACCACTGAGGAGCCTTCAACGCTCGACCTCCCTGGTGATCCTACCGTACTCGGCAATCAGCGCGGCCTCTGCCCGGTTGTGGTGCTTCTTGAGTGAGAGATCGAGCGCGGGCCACAGACGGGACGCGGCGAGCACAGAGCGCGCCTTTTGATCGGTTCCCTCGACATCGCGCACCATCGCGCGTTTCCACCTGCGGGGCGCGACGTTCTCGTATGGGATACCGAAACCCGCCAGGAGCCCTTCGATCTGACCGAAGCACCTGCCCAGTTTTAGCGAGGACGACACACCCTGCCCTGGCCGCGCGTTCTGGGCCTCGACGCACGCGAACGCGCGAGGGTGCCGGTTCCTCCCCGCCGATCCCTGCGGGGTTCTGTGGGGCTCGAGCTGCGCGACGAGGGCAGAGAGGACCACGTCCCGTTTGGTTCCATTCTTCACAGATGGGATGTCCGCGCACTCTAGGAGATTCCCGCTCTCGTCGAGGACGACGATCGCGCCGGTCAGTCCTGGGTCGATGCCTATGTAGAGGGTCACGCCGTGGCCTCCTCGAATAGCGGAAACTGTCGAGCCTCGTCCGTCAGCTCCCAGGCGCGGATCCGCTCTCGGGCTAGCTCGGCGTACTCGGGGTTTAGTTCGAGCCCGATCGAGTCCCTGCCCAGTCTGGCGGCGACGAGCGGAACGGTGCCCGCACCCGCGAAAGGGTCGAGGACGACGCAGGCCACGGGGTCTGACTGATCGCACCCACACCCAGGTTTCCACCCGATCGTCTTGATCTCGGGATAGCCATACTCCTTGTAAATGTTCGACAGATGCGATCCCGCTACCGTTCCTGTGTCGTGCGCTGTCTTGCCGCCCGTTATCCCGTCGGCGCGCTTCCTATGATCCCCCGATGGCGGGCCGCCCGTGCGCTCAACAACCCTAGCGAACGGATCCCCGCACGATGCACAACACCCGCGCTCCGACGTCCCCGCATTGACACAGGGCTCCACCAGAGCCTCGGGCATCACTGCGAAGTGTGCGCCGCTGTATGGTTGGGTCGCGATCGTCCACACGCTGCGCTTGTTGCGTAGGCCATCGCTACCCCAAACCTTGTTCATCTGGTCATGGTCGTTGCGCGAGGCGTCCAGCTTCTTATTGCCTGGGGCATGTGGCTCAGTCGCCAATGGCTCTTTTATCGCATCCGCGTCGTAATAATACCGCGCGCTTTTTGTGAACAGAAACAGATACTCGTGCGCCTTCGTGGGCCGGTCGGTGATGCTCTCGGGCATGGGGTTTGGCTTGGCCCAGATGATGTCAGAGCGCAGATACCATCCGTCGGCCTGGAGCGCGAAGGCGACGCGCCAGGGGATGCCGACGAGATCCTTTTGTTTGAGGCCGATGGTGGGGTTCGACGCATAACTATCCCCCAGGTTCAACCATAGCGTCCCGTCGTCCCGCAGCACTCGGCGCACCTCGCGGAACACGTCGACCATTTCGGAGACGTAATCCTCTGGGGTTTGCTCGAGACCGACCTGCAAATCGTTTCTAATAGCGCCACACATGCCGCATTCGTGCAGATAATTGCCCGCTAACTCCGCAGCGTTTTGTGTTTTTGTTGTGCCGCCAAGAGTTGAGCTGCCCCGCTCGTCAAGATCACGCGGGATAGAGTGCTTAATGTGGTCACAATTACTGTCTCCGCCTTCCCACGTTGCTGTCCCATAATCCCGAAGGCCCCAGTAAGGCGGCGACGTGATGCAGGTCTGCACTGACGCCGCGGGGATGGATCTGATCAGCTCGCGACAGTCGCCCGCGCGGATTGTCCAGTCTGGGGTCACAACATCCTCCCGTCACGCAGATCCTTCCGCGCGTCGTCCCTTTGTTTGCGAACCTCTCGCAGTTGGTTGTGTTTCTTCTCTGTCGAGAGCCTGAACGTCTCCACCATATCGGAGAGCCACGCCACCTGTCCGAGTAGCCACTTGACGTCGAGGACCGCTTGAACGTCGGTTCCATCGCGGTATGCGTTGAGCCGCTCGTAAATCTCCGAGAGGTGCGCTTGTGCTGCGGGCGGTAGGGGTTGGCGTTTCGTCATCCGTCCACCGCGCCCTCCACCCTGCCGATGTCGTTCTCGAATAGCTGATGGCGCCAGTTGACCTTAAGGGCAGACCAGTACCGCCCGCCGCCGAATCGGTTCTTGAGGTTTAGCAGGTCGAGCTTCGTCGTGTCGCGCTCGAAGGGGCGGTGTAATCCAAGGATCCAGGCGGCATCCTGCTCTATGTCGCCGCTCTCCTTTAGGTCTGCCATCGTGGGCTCGCGAGATTCTGCCTGCCGGTTGAACTGGGACAGGGCGATCCAGGCGCACTGATTGTCTTTGGCGTGTGCTGCAAGTCGCTGGGTGACCCGTCCGTATTCGTGGCGGGCGAACTCGGGATCGGCGTCGAACGGGATCCGCTGGATGTAGTCCACGGCGAAGATCCGCATCTGGGCGTCTGCCATGAGCCGATCGGCCTCGTCGATTATCTGATCGATGTCGAGCGTGGCGGCGTCGTGGATCCATATCCGCGCGAGCTTTGACGATATGTCGAGCTGGCTGCGGCGCAGTGTGTCGACGCTCATAAGGCCGCTTGCGCCCTCGCGCTCTAGGCGACCCCTCCCCACCTCCCGGGCCAGTAGCTTGTATGCCGCCTCGGCCTCGGTCATCTCGAGGCTGAACATCTGGCACATCACCGACTCGGGGGTGCGTTCGACTATGCTGGCGAGCAGGTGGAGGAGAAACGACGTCTTACCCCGTCCCGGCCTCCCCGCGATGACCCCGAGCTGGCCCGGTTGTATGCCGCCGCCGAGACTCGAATTGATCGTGTTGTCGATCATATCGATCCCCGTCTTCCACCCGACGCACTCGCCTCGGGCGTATGCCTCGGCGCGCCCGATGAATCTCTCGGCCCCCTCGGTCATCGGCTTGGACGCGGGAACACCCGTTGGACCGGACAGTGGCTTGGTGGCTAGCTCCCTGATGTGGCCGTGAGAGGCCCCAGGTTTGCCGTCACGGGCGAGATCGACCGCGACCATAGCCTCGGCCTCTAACTCACGGGAGACTGCCAGCGTTTCGAGTCTGGCGAGCCAGCCGATCTCCTGGCCCACCATCGGCAACGAGACGTCGAGTAGTTCGGCGGCATACGATCCCAGCCCCTTCGATCCGAAGAGAGCGGAGGCGACGGTCACGGGATCGGCTCCAATCTCCAAGATAACGACGCAAATCCGTTGGTGTCTGGGGTCGAAGAAGTGATCGGGGTTGAGCCTGGCGGCGATCGTTTCCGGGATCGCTCCTGATCTCATAACCGATCCGAGTATCGACGCCTCCAGCTCCCCGTCGTGCGGCGATGACTGCTGCGTCTCTGGGACTATCTCCAAGTGGTTCGCGTTCATGTGTTCCCCTGTTTCCCCTGTTTCCCCTGTTTCCCGCATGGCGGGTGTTGATCAAACGTCGAGCGCGCAGACCACGCCCTTTCTCTCGCACATCTCCCGAAATCGTCGTTCTCTCTCCAACCGCTTGGATTTCTCCTCGGCCGTCTCTCTCTGAACGGCCGCGACAACCCTCGGCGGCCCCATAGGGTCGGCGGTGGGTGTTGGCGTGCTGTCGTTCTTCTTTGCGGGGGGGGTGAGTGTGTGCGGTTGTGGCGCACTCACACCCCCGCTCTCTCTCTCTTCCTTATGGGAAGAGAGATTAGACATCTCGCGCGAGATCGCGCGCGTAGAGCGATCTGCGTATGTTCGCGGAATCGTTGGGGGTGGCTGTCCCACCGCTGTCCCATCGCTGTCCGTTCGTTGTCCCTCCACTGTCCCACCGCTGTCCCTCCACTGTCCGTCCGTTATCCCATCGTTGTCCATTTTGGACAGTTTCTTCCGCTTGGATTTGGCGCGCATCCTGGCGCCGACGACGGTGGACCAGTCGTAGAGGGTGAGCACTCCGCCGTCCCTCTCGATGTATCCAGACGCGACGAGGGAATCGAGGTGCTCAGCCATCCGGCAGCGGCGCGTGGTGATACTCGTCATCTTACTTATCGCCCGCGGATCGTCGGGGTAGGATCCATCTCTGGCTCGGAGCCACATCGTGACGAGGAGTTGGCACGCGCCGGGAGACAGGTCAAACCACTCTGGTTCGTGGACCCACCATTCCGGGATCGGCCGCCATCTATTCTGAGCCATTTAACGATCCCTCCAGCCACGCCGCGGCATCCTCAAGACACCGCTGCATTTTGGTGTTTTCGTGGAACCACTCGACGCGCTCGTGAGCATTCTTCGCCATAGAGAACCGCTCTCGGATCTCCTGGAGCCTCGCCTTGTGCGACCGCAGAAGGGCGGCAGCCCGCGAGCGGTCGTCTGGCGACAGATCGGTGGGGTCACTGTGGCGCATTGTCTGTCCCTTTCGGCGCGATGATGACCGCGACGTCTCGGCCCGGATAGAGCAGATCCAAAACCGAAACCTTCCAGCCCGTGGCCTCGGATATCTTGAGCGCCACATCCGACCGCATGAGCCCACCGCGCCCGTGAAAATACCGCCAGACGGTGGCGACGTTTACGTCTGCGAGGTTTGCCAATGCGTTGATCGAGGTGCCGGTGTTTTCTAGCCAGTCGGAGAGTTTCATGGGCCGGACCATATTGCACAAATCAAACAGCGTCAACAAAATCGAAGCGGCGCTCATCGGGCCTCGTTTTCGGGGTATTGTGGTGCAAAGAGTGGACGCAACGCCCGCCCGCTTTGGCCCGGGGCGTGTGCTCCTGGCGGGCGAGCGCGGAGTTCTTGACAGAGCCTTTTCACGCGGTCAATACTCGCGGCGTGGACGTCACGACCCAAGACACAGCCGAGCCCGAGATATCAGTCGAGGCATCGGTTCGCGAGCTGAGAAACGCCCAGGCATACCTTCGCGCGGCAGCTCATAGGCTGGCGAGTTTCGAGGACGTCGACACCGCGATCGAGGTGTTGGGGTACGTGCTCAAGGCCGCGCACTTTATCAGAGGCGCGCGGATCACGCTGGGAGATATAGAATAATGGTTTTAGACCTTGCGACATCCGCGAAGATCGTCGGATATCCACACGCCATGAGCCTCGATGAGTGGCACGGGGAGCGCGCCAAGGGTGTCGGCGGCAGTGATGCGGGCGCGCTCATGGGCGAGAGCCGGTGGGCATCGCCGCTCGATGTCTACCTAGACAAGACGCGAGGATCTGCCGGGACCGAACTGCACCCCCGACCCGACGATGGACAAGGGCGGCAGCCATGAACGAGGCTCTCCACTGGGGAAACGCACTGGAGGATATAGTCGTCGACGAGGTATCAAGGCGGCATCCCGAGTTGGCGAAGAGGGTGGCAGTGTGTCCGATGCTGGAGCACCCGACGCGCCCGTATATGCGCGCGAACCCAGACCGCTTGATAGTCGAGGGATCGCGAGGGCGAGGTATCATCGAGGCAAAGACGAGCCTTTCGCCTTGGGCCGCTAAGGAGTGGGGCGTCGATTATTATCCCCGTAACCACTTCTGGCAGGTTCAACACTACCTCTCGGTGCTCGGCGGCGAGTACACGTTCGCGGTTCTCGCGGGCCTCGTGTCGGGTCCGAGCTTCCACGTCCACATCATCGAGCGAGATCCCGAGGCAATCGCCGAGCTTGAGGATCGGTGTGCTGAGTTCTGGGGTTGCGTCGAGCGCCGCGATCCCCTGCCCCTCGTCGACGGAACCAAGCAAACCGGATCGGCTCTCTCCGATCTGTATGACGGCGACGCGGAACAACCCGCTGACGTGCTCGTCCTCGACGGGGACGACGATCTAGCGACTGCCGTGGCCGCATACGATCGCGCCAAGGCGGAAGAGGCCCAGGCGAAGGCCGACAGGATCGCCGCCGAGAACGTGATCAAAGCGCGGATCGGTGATACCCACCGCGCCGCGATCTATGGACGCGGTATCAATTGGCCGATCGTTGTCTCGTCGCGTTTCGACGTGCCTGGATTCAAGGCCGCCCACCCTGAGATGTGGCGAGAGTTCGTCAAGACAACCGAGGGCCGACGGTTCTCGCTATCGAAAAGGACACACGATGCGCCTCCCTACTGAACCCACGCCTCGCGTTCTCGATCCGTATGCCCAATCGGTGCTGCTATACGGCGCGCCGGGGGTGGGTAAATCGACCTTTTGCGCGAACCTCAAAGACGCTGTGTTCCTAGACACAGAGCAGGGATTGAAACACCTCCACACGTATCAGGTTCCCGTGACGAGTTGGCCCGAGCTGGACGAGGCGATCCGCGCGTTGCTCAGCGGCGATCACACGTTCCGCGTCGTGATAGTCGACACCCTCGACGAGATCGTATCTCTCGCGATCCGCCACGTCTGCGCCAAGCTCAACATCGAGGATATGACAGATCGCGGCGGCGGGATCCGCGCCTGGGGCCTCGTCAACCGGCGCCTGAACGACGCGCTGAAACTCCTCGCCGCGGGTCCGTTCGGCGTCGTGTGGCTGAGCCACGAGAAGACGGTGAGCGTAGCCACCGACGGGCACATCATCCGCGCCGACGAAAGGTACAAGGGACCGGTCGTGCAGCGCGTGATGCCATCGGTTAGCGGTAAGGCGGGCCAGATCGTGACGAGCCTCTGCGACGTCGTGATGCGCGCCACGATCCAGGGCGAGCGGCGCGTCGTCGAAACCCAACCGAGCGAGTCGAGGATCGCAAAGGATAGAACGGGGATCCTTCCCGCCGTTTTTGAACTCAACCCGGAGGTGTACCTTGAATTTTTCCGCGCAGAATACAAACGCCGACAATCCAAACCGGGCGCCGAGAAATCGGCAGCCCCTCAACTCGTCGGGGGTGCAGCTTGATCGCCTTATCAATCGTTTTGGGCCGACTGCGACGGTGGGCGAGGTTTGGTCGATCTCGCGTCGTGAACCTTCGACCGAGCCCGCCGCCGATGCTACCTGAGCCGCTGGGCGAACTCTGCCGCCTCGGCGCGTCCTGGCACCACGGCGTCGCCATCTGCCCAAACGAGCAGATCGCCGAGCGCGCGTCTGAGCTTCTATGGGGGTGGGGGTACACCCTGGAGGAGCTGGAGAGCGTCCCGCCCGTGGTGCCGCTTACGCGGGACGAGATGATGGTGGCGTCGGATGCGATCGATCGCGCTCGATCTTTCGAGGGTCTGGAGCGCTCGTTTGGTGGATCGTGAAAGTCATAAGAGCGCGGAGGTTCTGCGCTTGTGTCGTTCGCCTGCGGCGCACCCCGTCTTCTGTCGGGGCTTTGTGGGTTCCTGGAGAGGCGCGTGTGGTCCCGGCGTCAACGGGGCATTTTCTCGACCGCTGCGATCCTGCTCGCCGCGATCTCGGGGTTGCATAGAATCACATCGAGGAGCGCGCCCGCCGCGCCACCAAACCGCCGCCGCCCAATCTCCCAAGAGACGATCGCATCGTAAGACACACCGAGCACCTCGGCCGCCTGCGCGCGCGACAAACCACCGCCCTTTCGCCACCTGATCAAATCCTCAGTCGTTGCCATTACTCACTCCGTCGGTTGACCTTCCGAGCATGCCCCCGAGCGCTCGGGGGCATGGGCAGCGGTCAACCCCTCCACTCTACCGTCAGGTCAGTTACAGCCACCCCTTGGCGGCCCTCGCAGTTGTCGCACTGGCTGTTGACGTCCGACGTGGTGACGTGCAGCCGCGGCCCGAGATCGGGGATCTCTATGCCCGCGAGGCGCAACCGAGACACCAGCTCGCCGCGCGTCAGGTAGACCGTGTGCAATACGCCGACACCGTTCGGCTTGTCGGGCTCCACCGTCGGCGGCCTGGGGGTGCCCGTTTGGCTTTCGAGGGCATAGGCTAGATCGCTCGCCGCGTGCACGACGATCAACTCTGGGCCGGTCTGCCCCCCGGGCTGAACAATGATCCACCCATTGCGGTCGCATGGCTTAGCCAGAGCGCGGCGCACCTTGGCGAACCACTTCTCTCTCCCCTGCCGAAGCGTGTAGGGCAGCGTTTCCTCTGGGCATCCTGAGAAGTCAAACGACACGCTGACGCCTCCACCCTTGCTAGCGGTCACGATCAGACCGCTGCTCTTTTTGCCTTTTGATCGCGGGAACTTCTTATCTGGCAAAGACTGGCCCACCCACTTCGCTGTGATTTTCCTCGGTTCCATGTCGATCATAACGTCACCTCCACCACCGCGTGCTCCTCCCCAGCTGCACAAAGCGCACGATGCACTCTCGGCTGTGCTTCTAACCACATCCGCAAAGCCTCGCTCAACACAACACCGAAACGCTCATCCTGTCCGCAGCAATCGATGGCGGGCTGGATGAAGCGCGACACCTTGCGCCACGTCACATCGACAAGCGCGTCGCGTGCTGCATCTTCGATTCGATCACCATCCAAAGCGTCTATCGAACGAATTACCGCGACTTGTATCACTGTCTCGATTTTCATAACGTCCTCCTGTGTTTGGTTCCTTGCGGGCGCGTCAACGCACCCATGAGGCGCCCGACGGTGTGTCAGGCGCCCGAGGGTGGGTTGAGCCCTAGCGGCTTTCTGGCGCGTCGTCAGGCGGGCCGATGCTCGTGGACCCAACAACCGCGTAGAAGCCCATTTTGGTGACCTCATCCCGTAAAGCCGCGAGCGTTTTAGCCGTCCCGCCAAGGTATGCCGGAACAAGCGTGGCCGCCATGTAGCGGTTCGCGCTTGGGTCGTAGTAGTAAACGCAATTGCTGGGTGTGGTGTTTCTCATCGTCCGATCCTCCGTTGTTGGGTTCCTAACCATGCCCCGACACTATCGTACTCCGTACAAGTATGTCAACCCTTTTATTGTACCGCGTACGCTGCCCGCGGGGGTAGGGGACGAATGGAGGATTTTTCGGCGCATTCATCCCCCCCCTCTCTCTATCGAACTACACCGACGAATTGCCCGCGGGGATCTCGATTCGACGTAGTGACAACGATGCCCGGTTATGACGCCGCCGCGGCAGCTCAGGCCCGCTGGGTTTCGCGTGGACACGCGCGGGGGGTGGGGGTAGTATCGGTGCAAATAAGGGAGGCACGCATGGCCCGCTCGGAAATCATCGTCAACCAATCGACCGCGAACGACGGAAACGCCACGATCTACATTCAAAGCGCAGAGAGCTGGGCTCTAAGGATGATGAGCACCCTGGAGGGATTCACGTATACGGTGGGCGTCACACTGCACGCCCAGAGTCCTGTCGCGTACTCCCACACGGTCGTAACTGGGGCGGCGGGAAACGGGTCTGGGTCTTCTGCGCTCGTAACGTCAGCGGCGGCGGGCCTCGATCCGGTCTATGCCTTGTACGTCACATGGGCCGACAACAACACCGGAACGATGACGATCACATTTAACACGAGCGACAAAGCATGAAAGGTCACCACGACGACACGTACGGCGCGAGGTACAAGGCATACCACGCCGAGCTTGCAAAGGCGGCAGAGGCGAAAGCCAAACCGAAACGAGCCCCGAAACCCGCGCCCGCGCCCGTGGAAGTTGCCGCCGACGATGGCGGCGAGGATCTGTCAGGGTTGAAAGTGAGCGAACTCCGAAAGCTTGCATCGGCGGCGGGGGTTGAGGGCTATCGCTCGATGTCGAAAAGCCAACTACTCGCGGCTCTCTCCTAGACAAACGACCCGATAGCACGCCGCGACGGCTTGGACCGCTTCTGATTGCGTCTCGGCCTCGGAGTCCCGGCTGCATTCCTTCACGAGATTAAGATCGCCCTCGCCAGTGCATCCCGCCCCGCCCGCAATAATGGACCCACCCACCGCCCGGCGTAATCCGCCAAAGAGGCAACGCGCGATCCCCGAGCCCGTACACGATGATCCCCGCGTCACGAGACAGTCCTTGTATGAAGCCCAATCAGGCGCGGACCAATCGGCCTCTGGTTGAGCGCACCCACCGGTTGCCTGTGCCGCGCATCCGACCGTAGTGTAAAACCCGCACTCGGCGACGCCGATTAAGCTGCTTTTGAAAAGGTTCCGCTGCGCTTGCGTACACGCGGCGACGAGAAAGATCAGAAGAGCAAGTCCGAGCAGAAAGCGAAAATTGAGCATAGCCACACCATCGTGATCAGGATCTCTACATATCCCGTTGTGCCACAAGCCGAATCACCTCGTGCTCGATTTCGCGGAGCCTGTCCTCGATTTCGGAGATCCGATCTCGATGGATTTTCCAAACTATGCCGAGCAGGCTCGCCAATGAGCCGAAGCCGATCTCTAAAAATAGGGTGCTCAACTCCATCCGTCAGACCCTTACCGTTTCCCATCGATCCGCCTCGCGGTTAGACCATCTCCAGAAGTGACTCTAGCACGTACCGCCCGTCGGCATGGCTTGAGAAATCACGGTGGGCAACGATTCCAGGGGCGGGCTTGGCGCCGTCCTTCCATCCCTTGATCCGGCGCTTTTTGGAGCTGAGATCCGCGGTGGGGAAGTCCAGGGGCAACCCGTCGAGAAGCGTGCAGACCCAGGGGATGACCATCGCGGCCGTCTCCATTTGACGCTGCGTCGGGGTTACATACCCGCGCGTGAGCCCCTTCTTTGTGTGCGTCCACCAACTTGCGCCGATGACCTCGGCGCCGGCTCTCTTGGTGTTGGACGGATAGTATTCGTTCACCATTTCACAACCCACTGACGTGCCATTGAGCTGATTAGCGTGCGCCGGGCATTCGGATTTGAGATCGGCGTGGCAGCTCAGATTGCCGCGCTCGTCAATAATGAGGTGAACGCCGAGCTTTCGTTTCTCTAGGACGCGGACACAAGTGTCCTTCGTGGCTGTAACGCTCTCGTGGATCACAAGGTGGCGCACGTCGCCAGACCGCGCCCGCGCCGAAAAGTGGACCTCTCCATCCTCGATGTAGTTCGTGGCGATGACGCCCGCGTCTATGAACTCCTGCGGGAGCTGGACAAGCTCGCCGCCCACGACGATCGAGTTGGACGAGGCCCGCGGGGTTGGCTCTGGCTCTGGGGTTGGCTCTGGGGTGGCGGCGCGCTCGCACTCGTCCACCAGGAGCAGAGTCGCGAGAGTCGCAGGGCCGAGCATCCCGTCGGCAACCAACCCAGTCTGGCTCGCGCGCTGGAAGGATGCGACAGCCTGCGCGAACTCGGACGAGCCCGCGTCAAATATCCCAATAAAGATCGGGATCTGCGCGTTGCTCCAGAGCCTCCCGCGCTGCCGAAGGTTGTACCTGATCGCATCCTTTTCTTTCACCTTATCCATGCGCCTCTCCTATGTGATGACGTTCGAGCTTCTGCCCCATTTGCCGTACAGGGCGAACACCCTCGGCGCCCCTTTTGAATCGTCGAACTCGACCCAGATCGAGATCCCCGGCAACCCCATCACATCGCTAGACGTGAAGTGTAAACCCGCAGCGGGATTCATGTCGCCATAGAAAATTTGCGCGAATTTAGCGCCGCCCGCGGTTTCTGCGTCTGCGCCGGAAACCTCGAAGCTGATCTTGTACTCGGACGACATCGAGATGTTTTCGAGATGAACAACGCCAAACCCGATCGCGAGGATCCCAGCGGTGAGCCGATCGGCGAACGCTGGTTGGTGGATCACGATCTTGTGTCCGATCGTATTCGATGGCGGGTCGCCGCTCCCGTTCCCCAGACCCTCAAGGCCGATGCAAAAATGGTTAGGCCCACTGAACAGCACTTGGGTTTGGTTCTTGTCTGCCCATAGCAAATCCCCCGCCTCGGGGTAGTACGGGTATGATCGGGTGCCGTCGCCAGTTATTTTTGGAAACGCGCCGGGGTCGAACCCCACCCCCTGAATGATCGTTTTCGGCATTTACAACTCCTCCCAACCGACGAGCGAAAACAGATTAAAATCGTCGCCCGTGTTGCTGCTCGTCATATAGATCCGGGCCTGTGTGACGTTGGCCTCCTCGGACAGGTCGATCAGCGATCCGGCCTCCTGAAAGGTGTACGTATAAGATCCGGTATTGACATCCGGCGCGGACGTAGAAGACGGACCGATCGTGCAGCTCTGGTTGCCGATCTGAATCAGGATCACTGATCCAGCGCGGCCCCACGACCACGCGCGAAATCGAATCTTTTGATTGTCCCTGCGCTTGCAGATCAGCAAATTAGCCACGAGCGTCGGCGTCGTCGAATCCGTCGTGAAGTACCCGTTTGCACTCTCTCGCAAGGCGTCGGCAAGTGCGCAAACGCACTGTGGGGTCGCCGCGTAGATTTCCTGCGGACCTCCAGCGATCCGGTTGTATTGCTCAACGGTCAGCGGTTCGTTGTCCGAGAACTCCTGGCTAGGCTGTGTCCACATCCACTTGTGGTCAGCGGTCGCGTCGGATCCTGGCGTGTCGGATTGGCTGCCATAGATCCTATCCCATGCCGCGGCCCAACTCTGGACCGCCGTGTCGCGGTTCACTGCTGACGTGTTCTGAATCTGGAGTACCGCCGTGATGTGTGTGCCCGCGGGCGGCGTGATTGTCGTGCTGTGATAGGTCGGGGTTACCGCGCTAATCGTGACCTCTGGTGAATATGTAGATCCGATCCTGATCCTGAACTTGTGTGTAGACGTCAGATCAAGTCTGTAGGCAACGACACCAAAGGCGAGATCCCTGTAGAGGGAATGGCTTGGGATTTGCATCACAGAGATATCGATCCATGTGGACGCGCTAACGATCTCGGACGTCATCCCATACACGGTCCCGCCCGTGGCGATCTCCTTGTGATACGACGCGCCGTAGAAAGCGGGCGGGCAATAGTGGCCCCCCATAAAATTGTGATTGTTCGCCAAGCCACGGATCGGCGAAGACGTGATCGGGATCTGGGATCCAATCCCCACGCCGACGGTGAGCCCGGTTGTGTCGTAGTCAGTTGGGATATCTACTGCCATCAGTGAAACTCCCCGCCGTCCGCGATGTGAGCGTGCGCGTTCTGGTGTGACGTTATTGTCGACGTGTTGGCGGGATATGTCGCGCAGGTTGCGCCGGGATATATGGGCGACGGCATCGCCGCAGGCGTGATCACGTTTCCCGCCAGAGAGTTGATCGACGTCTCAAGCTCTGCGCCCGCCACCCCTGGGGTGTAGATCCTGATCGGGTCGCCATTAGAGAAGACGGACGCATCCTCTAGCGTGAACGTCGACCCGTCGTAGCCTGTGATCCGCGGCGCCGGACAGAGAGGCTCAACGAGCGACTGACCCATAACAACGACGTCGAGATCGACAACGCCCGACACGAGGTTGCGGCGAACCTGTAGGATACGCCCGAAAGTCTCAGAGATCCCCGGTGTTCCCGTCGTCCAGTCAAACACGCCCGAGTGTGTGATGTCGATTGACACGAGCTGACCCGGCAGCCAGTCCTTGTGCGGGGCGACGCGGAACCGATACGCCACCTCTGCCATCGCGTTGTTGGCGATCTTTCCGGCGTATACCTCGGCGAGCATATAGAAGGCCAGTACGCTGACCCCGTAAATCTCAACGGTAGCCGACTGACCGCCGCGGGCCGCCATGTCCTCGAGGATCCTATATGTGAACGTATTCCCCCCAGACCACACCGGGGTCGCGGCCTGTCGGACCGTGATCATGTTCGGGGATGGCGAAACACGGGCGACCGTGGCCGCGCCTTGCGACACCAAATCCCCGTCCCCGATCGTGTGATCCGCTATGCCGCCGAGCGGGCCAGTGGGAACAACTCCGATTTTTAACCTACTGTCCGCAGGATCCCGAACCCAAGAGAGCGCCAATCCGTTAGCGGATACGATGGTTCCGATCATCTTGTCGAGGCTAACAGCCTCGGCAACTACCATGTTTAGCTTGCTGGGGTTAATCAATCCGTGCTTTAGGCTGTTGGCTTTAAGGGACACATCAACGGTTGTGTCTAGGACGTGATCGGAGGCTTTCAGCGCGTAGCCGAAACCCTGGTCGAGCACGTCATAAACGCCCCGCTCCGGTGGAGCGTTGTTCCCTGAACTCTCTAGGATCTTGGCTATCACCTCCCCGGTGTTGCCCGTGACGATCGCGGCGGCGTGAAGCTCCCCGCCATCTATGAACACATTCTGAACGGTGCCGCTTTGTTTTCGCTTCATTCCCGCGAGAATGATCCGGCCGGGGTATTCGCTCGCGTCTAACTTCTCGGCGTAACTCGCGACCTCGCCCGCGCCATCCTGCCCCTTGATCCCGACGTACCCAGAGTCGGGAAACTCGGCGATTGCAGCGGACGTGTCGCCGTCCTGTTTTATGAACATCGTGGTTGCGGTTTGCCCGTGTAGCCCGCTTGGAAGGGACGCGAAGATCGGCGTGGTGTTCTTTTCTTTGCTGAAAAGAGCAAGGCCTGGGATCGTGAACCAGTACGGCATCGCGTATCCATCGCGCGGCCCGATCGTGATCGACACCTGTGCATAGTTAAGCGGAGCCTCTGCATACTCGAATCCAAAATATACCTGGCCCCACTCGGAAACCATAAACCCGGCAGGGTCAGATTTCAGAATCGCCACACTGTCGATGTGGTACTGAAGGAGGCCGCTGGCATTTGCCCACGCGCGCCCAGACTCCCAGCCGATCCCCTCCGTTACGTCCTTGTACTGAATGGCCGCGAGTAGCTTGGTCATCGCGTCAACGAACGTCGTCACCTCTTTGATCCCGGTCGTGTCCGTGATCTGAATGTCCCAGTAAAACTGCCCCTCGTCGTCAGCCACGAAATCCGTCCCTGGGGACGCGGCGACATCTGTCCCGCCGGTCCAATCCACGGTAACCCTGAGCCATGCCGTGTCGGGCGTGTGGACGAGAAGATAGTTCGCGTCAATGTCCGATCCGACGTTGAAGCTGGAGGAGTAGTCGAACGGGGCGAGCGTCGCAGACGCGGAGACGCCGACGTCCTTTGTGAGTCGACGAATTAGATCCTCTGTGTCGATGACCCACACGCCAGCCGAGTACCCTGGGAGCCCCTTCACCTGCCCGGTGTACATGTGGCGGCTGTAGCTCCCGCGCCACGCCGTATCTATCGCGCGCCCGTATGGGTCGAGGAGTTGGCCCCAAAGCTCGACCACTGCGCCAGCCCATGCGATCTTGCGGTTAGCCACCGTCCTGTATTTCTGAACCGTCGAGCGCGAGTAGTCATAGCCAGGCCCGAACGGTCTGGTTATGCCTTGCAGTTGATTTGCTGGCGTGTCGCTCGGCCCCGTCTTTGCGGCGTACCGCAGAGCCTCATTCCCGAGATATACGATCCCAGAGCTTGCGAAGGGGGCTGTGTCCCCGTCGAGGTTGATCGTGGTTGCGTTGTATGTAACGGCAGACGCGAGGGCTATCTTCGCAGACGGTCGCCCGAAAATCTCCAGCTCGTTAGATGGATCCAAGATCCCGAGCCGCAGGCCAGACGCCGCGGTGATCCCCCTTTGCCTGTCAACCTTATGGGTCAGCGTTTGGGCATCATCGACGATCAGCGCTGGCGCGATCGTATACGTCGAATCTGCGATCCCGGGATCCGTCTCGACGAATCGGAACGGCACGCCCTCGATCGTCGCCGAATAGTTGATCGAGTTCCCGCGTTTGAGGCTACCGAAGAACGCATCGCCGAGCGTCTCTGTCGTGATGTGAGGCGCCACTGGCGAGTATAGCGAGAACTCCAACTCCAGAAATCCCTCGACGTCCTCCTGGGCCACCGATAGCGACGGCATCTCTGAGAGAAACCCGTCGACGTAGCCGTCCAGTGCGAGCGATCCATATATACTCGAGGCCGACCAATCACCGACCCGCACCTTGCCGACAGAACATGGACCCTCTAGCACCCTGGATCGATCGGCCCAAAGCGGCCGCGCTCTAAGCGTGTACCTGCGACCGTTGCCGAAGGCCGTGGAGTATGCGCGGCCGTGTCGGTAACTCTGGATCTCCGTCTCGCGCGCGGTCTGCACGTCTGCGAAGTGGACAGACCCGAGAGGGACGACGCCATCCGGCGCGCTCGGCAGCTCGTGCCGGGGAGTCCCGCCTGCCGATATCGTAAACAACGAGATCCCGGGGTGACCCCATAGTGACGCCATAGACGTCGAAGTCTCGAACTTGATCGACGCGGTGACAGCCGATCCGCCCTCGGTGAATATGATCCGATCCTGCCCTTCGTCGTAGGCGATTGTCCAATCGATCGCAGACGCCAGGGCTGTCGAAAGCTGCGAAAGGTAATCCTTGAACGGCAGCCAGCCCGAGAGCGTGATGTCCGTATAGCTCCCCTCTCCCGTGGCCTTGTGGCTAAGTGTCCGCATCCCGGGAATGTCGCAGTTGATCATAGCCTGGATGTGGCTCATCTCACGCCCCCCAGAACGTCGAACTCTACGGTTGACCACCCAGACAGATCCGACTCCTCTCTGAGCCGCAAGCCGCCGACGGTCAATGTGGTAAGGTGTGCGCCTGCAAAATACAGATCGATCTTGGCCGGGCTCCCGAGGCTCTCCCACTTCTCTAGTAGCGAAATGGACACCGCGCGCAAACCGCGAAACCTCAAGACGGGGCGCTCGAAATTAGTGGCTGGGGTGTGGGGCCAATACGCCCAACCCGATCCCATCGTCCCGCGCGCAGACGGGGATCGAACGTCGAGCGTATATAGAAACCCGTCGTCGTCTGTGTAAGGCCAGAACGATCCAGATGGGGTGCTCCCCGTCGTGATCGACGTCTGCCCAGAGTAGCTCGACGACGAGAAGGCGAGGTGAGTATCCGTTGTCCCCGTCATAGCGAGATCGAAGCTCGACGACGCCACCGAGATCGTGAGAGCCCCGGTGTCGCTCGCCGCCCAAGAGAACCCCAGGCCGCCAGGAATCCCGGCGTTGGCGGCATTAACGATCCGATTCAAGACGTTGAGCGCGCAATCCGTTGGGGTTGGCGTGACGATGACCGAATCGCCGCCGACGGTGAGCGTGGCGGTGCCGGTCCACCCAGCTCGCCAAACACATAGACCCTTTACAGACCCAGGCATCAGACCTCCGCGGTACCCAGCCCTGTACCAGAAACACCGTTTACTTGCTCGCCGACAGCCACACCGAGATCACTAGATGTACCATGCACCAACCCCTGGACATTGATCGTCACGTTGCTCGCGCGGGAACTGGCGCGACCCCCGCCACCACCGCCGCCGCCGCCGCCCATGCGGGACGCGCCCGCCGATGATTTGCCCCTACCCTTCTTCCCGCCAGACGTCCCCGCCAGAGCTGCGAACAGTGCCGCCGACGTAAAGTAGCTCGCAGCGGCGACGGGGTTTCCCGCTGCCACCGCAAAGAAACCAGATGCCATCGCAAACCCTGCACGAGTCGCCGCCGCCGCCTTGTCGTTTTTAATCAGCGCGGAGCTTGTCCGGCCCACCGCGTCGATGCTGTATTGCGCGGTTTTTGCCATGTTGCCCATGTTGTTACCTACCGCGCCGGTCACATCAGCGGCGCCGCCCATCGCGATCGACCAATCATCAGAGAATCGACCGAGATCCCCTGACATCTGACCCATAACCCCCGCGCCCTCTAGCATCATCGATCGGCTCTCCTCCATTCGCCGCAACTCGTTCTGGTGTAGCCTCTCCAGATCCTCGTCCCTTCTCTCTTTTTTTCTATGGGCTTCGTCCTCTCTCTCGCCCCTCTCTCGCGTTCGGATAGCGTCTATGCGATCACTGTAATCGAGCCGCGATTGCTCCAGCCGATCGGCATGCTCCCGACCCAAGATCTTACCCTTGAACATAAGATCTTCAGATTCTCTGTCCTTATCGAGCATTACAGCCTTGGCGTGTAAGATCTCGTCCGCTTCTTTCAGCTTTCTAAGCTCAAGGGATCGGTGTAGTTTGTCTGCGCTAAGTTCCATCGCAAGATCGCGCTCCAGACCCTTATCTGCGGCGTCTGATATTCTTTTGGCTGCCGCGATCGAAGCTCTTGTCGCCTCGTCTTTGTTCCGCTTTTTGCGGGCCTTTGCCTTCTTGCTGTTACGCTCGGCGATCTTCTCGCGGCGCTCGGCCTCTGCAATATCCGCAAGCTCCCTGTCTTTGCTCGACTGCTCGTGAAGAGCCTTTGCCCGCGCCGATGCTGTTTTTTGGGCTTTTAGGTATAGGATCCTTCCCGCGATAAATTCGTCGAGCGCTTTTCTGTCTGTGTCGGCCGCCTCGATAAATGCCGCATGCACCACTTTGCTGTCTAGCCTGTAGGTGTTCGCCAGCTCCGCGCGGGCCGCGTCTCTCTCTTTTCTGAATCGGGATCCGAACTTCGACGCCTTATCGATCAAATCCTCTGTGCGATCCTCCCAATACTCGGCCTGTGTTTCGTCACCAAACAGATCGCCCGCGAGCGTGGTGGCTAACTGCTGGGCCGAACTCGTCGCATTTTGAAGATCCGTTTCCAGCTCCCTGATCCTGGACGACAGATCCTCGGTGCTGATTCCCGCCGTTGCGAGCTTTGTGGCAAGAGATCCTGTTACGATTTGAAGTCGGGCCGATGTCTTTTCCTGCTCGCTCATGGCGTCGACTGTCGTGTCTGTCCTGCGCGCGTATAGCTCCAGTTCCTTATTCAGATCGAGCATCACGCCGACGAGCTTCAACGATGCAGATCGCCCGCTGATCGTAGCCATCGAGATTTGTTCCGCGAGGCCCACGACGTCCTGGCCTGTTACCTCGGCCACGGTGCTCGCTACCCTCATCACGCCGATCGCATCCTCGACCGACGCCCCCAAGATACGCATCTTGTTAAGCTGCTGCTGGAGCGTAGTGTCGTCGATCAGGTTGAGCGTGGCGCCCCTGGCGCTTTTCAGAACGGCGTTTGCGTTGGCGTTGATCTGGTTGAATATCGTTTCGACATTGTTCGCGATCTCTCCCTCTTTTAGAAAATCAAAGGCGCCCCGAAGCGCGCCCGCGAGCGCCGAAGCCACCCCTTTCGCGAGCTGGAAAGCCTGGTTCATTTCTTGAACCTTGCTCGGGATCCCGGTGATCGTTCCGCTCAGCCCGCGGAACCCCTTCTGCGCCGCCTTCGCCGAGGCCGCGGAGCGCTTCCCGAAACCATCCATCGACCGCTGCGCTTTGGCGATCGTTCCCGCGAGCTTGTCCTCTCCGACAAGGGCGAACTTTAGGGATACAGTTCCTCTAGCCATGCCGGGCCGCCTCTATCCGCTTTCGGTCGCGGATCGTGTAATCAATAGCCACCATCCACTCGCGAACCCACGCCGCCCACCCATCGGGCCAATCGGCGATCGGACTCACCTGGGCCGCGGCATATAGATCCATCGCGTAGTTTAGGTGTGGCGATCTGAGGTAGGATGCCGGGCACGCCTCCCAGTCCACCTGGGCTATACGGTGCCCCTCGAACTTGTATCCGGTTCCCTCGGCGGGCCATTCGTCGCACTTACGCGATCGCGGGCACTCCTCGCACGTCAGACCGTAGGGCGTCGCCGTTATCATGTCGCTCCACTTGAGGGCTTTCATGGCGAAAGGGTAAGGCATCGACCCCCTCCCGGGAGGCCACGAAAACGCTCTGGGCTAATTCGGTCACGCTCTCGAGGTTGGCGGCGTGGAGCAATACGTCTCTGACCCCCTGCGGATCGTCGATTCGCTCGCCGGTCCCCATCTCGATGGAAACCACGCCCAATGCAGCGGCCTGTACGATGAGGCTCGGTTCGTGCTCTACAGCGGTCACAATTCTTAAAACCTCGTCGCCCGACAGCGGGCGGCAGATCATCACGTCCGGCTTTTGCCCGCTCTTGAGCGTCGCGGCGTCAACCGAGATCCATGACTGTTGACCCTTCTTCGCCTTGACCGCTGGATCTCCCTCCCATACGAGCGAGAATCTGTCGGTTGTTTTCGTCACCAAAAAAGACAACACCCACCCCCTAGCCGAAGCATATTCGAAAATCGGAATTGGCCGCAGGATCCGCGCCGCCGCCGCCCGCCACACCATCGCCCGCGTAGTTCCCTGGCTGGCATGTGAACGTGGCGCCTATCATCCCGTCCTGATCGACAAGCTCGGGAACCGATATCATTGTCGCCTGCGGTATCACGAGGCCCATAATATTCCCAGCCGTTGATCCGACCTGTAGCTGGATCGCCGGGGTCGTCGTCACAAGATCGACGATGGGCTTTCCGTCTGGAGCGCCCGCGCCGGACGTGTCGTCGAACGGGTTGGCGGTCCCGCCCGTCGATGTCCCGCTCAGAAGGGACGTGAAGGTGGCGGTCACGATCCGGTTGGTGATGACGTAATCCCTGACACCCGTGGTTGCGCCGTGTCCGAGTTGCGGGGCTCCGCTGGCCTCGATGGAAATCTCGAAGCTCGCCACGTCGAAGTCGATCGCTGCTGTGTTCGATTTGTAGACCATCCGCGCGGCGTTGTTTCCTGTTGGAACAGGGAGGATCGGCTTGGTGTAGGTCTGATCGATCAGCGATGACGAGTCGGCGTCTTGGATTATCTCATTGCAGATGTAGCCGATTTCGCACATAACCGGTTCTTTCGGGTTCAGTGAGATAGTGCAACTAGTCGGGATGCAGCCACCGATCCGCAGGCGCGTGTTGTTATCGAGGCCCCGCCATAACATCGACTGCGGGGTCGGTTGTGCGGTGGACAGGTATATTGTGTTCGTGCCCAGGGCCGCTGAGCCTGTCTCTGCAAGGCCAGACAGAGGTACGAGCATCGTCAGCGTGTCGGGCGTCCCGTCGGCCCAATCCGTCCCAAATCCAAGGTTCATCTGATCGTTGTTGGTATCGTCCGCGAATAGAATCCCCGTGCCCACCTCAAAATCGCCGGGGTTGGTTCCGTCGAGGTTGACGACTGTGGTCGTCCCCGCGTCAGATCCGTCGACGCCCGCGGCCTTGTAGTTTTTGCTATTGCTTGATCCCAAAATAGCCTTGAGGAAAAGAGCCTCTGCGTGGTTCGTTGGGTTTGTCGTTGGGGTCGTTGCCGAGAATCCGTGCATTGGAAACCTGATCGAGAATGTGCCGCCGTACGGCGACCCTGAGATCGGCGGGAGGGTATGGTAGCCCGACCGTACTGCGGTGCGCTCGTGGACCTCTCGAGCCGATGTGGGCGGGAGGAACATCTCGACCTCTAGCGAGCCAGCGGCGCCACCCGCACCCGCGACGATATTAGCCGCTGATAGCGTGGTGTTAAAGATCGTCTGATCGGCAACGTAGAGCTGCCCGAATTGCATAGGGGAAAAGTTGCCCATTGTCTCTCGCTCCTCTAGGCGTCGCGCCTATCGTATATAACCCTGATCGACCAACTCGCCGTGCGGTTGCCGTGCTCGTCGTCGAAATCTGCCGCGCCGTTTATCTCGGAATTGTGGATCTGATCGTATGTTCCGGGCAGACCCTTCAATGCGTCCACCACTTTGTCTCCGTCGTCGAGCATTCGTTTCGACACATCTGGGGTGGGTAGGTACGAGACGTGTAGATCGAAGGTTATAGCGTACGGATCGGCCGCCATAACGAGAGCCCCGGCGGGCTCCTGCGGTGCAGAGCGAACCAAGAGAAACTGCCGATCGATTGGCAGCCCCTCGGACAACCCATGCACCTCTGCGAAGACATCGCCCGTGTGCGCGATTGTGTCTGGAGCGATGCCCTCCACCGCCGAAGCAATCGCCACTCGTACATCGTTCGCCCTCACATCACCACCCGGGTCGACCACGGTCCAGTCTCGCGGGCGTCAACGACGCGATCGTCGTCGTCGTCGTACCACTGCGCGGCCTTCACTGCGAGCTTGATCTCGTCGCGTAGTTTCTTCGTGAGCTGCTCGATGTACTCAACGTGATCAGTGGTGGACGCCTGGGGAATCAACCCATCGTCTGCGAGTACCAATCGCAACGCAACGAGGCCCGCGTCGCGGAACGATCCCGGATCGCCGTAAAGGTGCGCCAGTCGGCCAGTAGCCTCGATTTGCCGAAGCACAGACTGTGACGCGCGCTCAGCCATATTGGCTAGGGATTCGCCCTCGTACCTCTGCGCGGCGCTCGGGAATTGAAAGGCGAGGATCCGCTTTGCGTCCTCTTGTGTCACGGGATCGCGGAACAGCATGCGAACGATATGGAAGATCGTTTGCAGTCGAACGGGGTTCCCGCTGGAGGGGGTGATCTCCCACTCGGCGCGGTAGTACAGATCGCGGGTTGCGGTCTGCGCGCCGCTCATCGAGAACGACACGCGCAAACCCTTGAGCATGTCGCCGTCCTGCGGATCGAATGGAGGGGGGTCAGTAAGCCGGATCGTCGTCCCGTCGATTTCCGAAATCTCGACGGTGGCGTCTTGTCCGTCTTGTGATGTGAGCAGATACTTTGTGCCAACCGATAAACCGGCCGCCGATGCGACGGAGAGCTGCTGACCCGCAGTGCCCGCGGAAACGGACGCCACCGTCGTCGATGCGGAGTCGATCGTCGCAGTCGTTTGACTAACGAGGGCCGACCCTCCTGGCTTAACGATCGTGACCTTGGCGGTGGATGGAAGGGCGCGCGGGTAGATGTCCAGCGTTGCTGTCGTGCTTTGCACAATCTGGATTGCTGCCATCGCGCGGTCCCTCCATCCTGCCCTCGGTCCTATGCGACATTCGATCCGACGAGGCCGTTCGGGGGGGTGTCGATAAACACCTGACCGAAGAAAGCCACCGACATCTCGATGTTCTGGTTCGATGCGTGTTCCTCAATAATGAGGGCAGGCGGGGAGGGGATCCAGACAGTGATCGGCGTAAGCGCGCCAGTCTCGACGACGAACCAGTCGTCGTCATCCGCGGAGAGGTACGGCGAGCAAACAACCTGCCAGGCTCGGTCAGCCTGCGGGTTGATATTCGCGCCGGTTCCCGCTGATGCCTCGCGCAATGTCGGGCTCTGTGTGATCTGCTTTGCCACGTCCTCGTTTTTAGGTGCAACGACGAGCGCCAGCGATCCCTGTCCCAACCCTGCAAAGTCGCCGTTGTGGTTCTTCCAGTTGCGGAGATACTCGCGAGCCGTCGCGAGAGACGACGCGCTAAGAGCCGCGGTCAAAAGGTTAGACTGCGCGCTTGAGTCTGCCAGCGTGTGACCGTCGGAGATTACTTCCGTTGTCGATCCCGCCCCGTTGTCGAAACTGTCCGTAAAGGTGGTTTCCAACTTGGCGTAGACCATCGACTCCAGCGTGCGCTCTGCGGCGGCGAGCAAATCCGCTGCGCGCCGGTCAACCAGGCCCGCGTCCATCCTGGCGTCGAATTGCCGGATCGTGACCTTGCGGGCCTTGCCGTCTGGGGTGATTGTTTGCGCGTGGCTGTCGCCCATCGCAACGTCTGCGATCGCCGCGTCCCCGTCCCATGTCGCCAGTACGCCCGGCGTCTTGTCTGCCCACCGCGTCAGGCTCGCTGATTTGGTTGTGTCGATGCGACAGAAATTCTGCCAGGTCGGTACGAATTGGCTCATTGCCTGGGACCACTCCTGCGAGAGACTCTGGAAGCGATCGGAATAAAGTGATCCGGTTGCCATTTTCAATTCCTCCTAGAATTTACGATTTGCCAAGCGCTCTTTGCGTCTGGCTAGGTTCTCGACTGCTATGATCCGCGGGAGACGCCACACCCGGCCGCCGAATATGCCAGCCATCGACGTCTCGCGGGGGCAGGGTTCCCACCCATTCGATCGGAGTTTCGCCTCGGCTCGCGTCTTGGTGGGCTCTGTATCTGGGATGTGATAATACGCCCAGTTTTCGATGTCCCCGCCGATGATAGATCCCGCGAGAATATCCAATCTCCCCGCCAGGCTTGCGCGCAATTCGTCGGCCCGCTCGCGAGCCTCTGCCGCGCTATCACTTCCAGATGTCGCGCCAGCGTTTGCGCTCGCCGAATCTCGTTTCTTGGGGGGCATACGTCTCTCCGCTTGGCAGTTCTGGGGCAGCCGCAAACAAGGCTTTGTTTTCGACGGCCCATTGCCGCAGTTTCTCTTTTCCTTCGTCGCTCGTCGGATCGGCTTCGTCGACCGTTGGGGCGAGTTGCGCGTATACGTCCTTTCTGAGCTTCCAAGTGTTTACGAGCAAATCAGCGCGCATTGATTCCATACGTGCGCGTTCTTTTGTTTGCGCGTCCTTCTCGCGAGCCTCTGAGACGGCAAGCCGTCCCTCCAGCTCGTTGAGTCGCTCTAGGAGTTCCGCTGCGTTCCGCTTCTTTTCAACGATCGCAAGCTCGGGCGTAGAGTCCCCGGCGCCCTCTGGCGTTTTGGCCTCCTGGGCGATCGGCGGGTCCAGGGGAGCACCTGCCTCTGCCTCTGGGGCCTCGGCCTCCACGTTGGCCTCTGGGGCCTCGGCGGTGGGCGCGGGGGGTGTGGGGGTGATGGGAGACGCCACCGGAGGCACGGGTGCAGGATCGGAGCTGGTGGGTAAATGACGAGGGTTTGCGGAGCCTTCTGCGTCAACGGTTGATGCAGTTAGATCCAAGTTGCCCTGCGGCGCGTTCGATGGGGTGTCGTTTTCGCCTACCTGGGCGATCGTTTGCTCGTCCACCTTTTGCCCTCGCTCCCGGTGCCGGTCGAACCGGTCGGAGATAGTGCCATACAACGTATGGCACCATACACTTCGCGTTGGAGTTATTCTAGGGCATGCGCGCCATAACGCAACGGAAAAACGGGGCTATGCTGGATCCTGATCGGGCGTGGTTACGGGAGAGGTAACCGCTTGCGGACGTAGCGCGATTTCGATTTGAATGTCTTGGAGTTGAATGGCTCTTTTAGTCCCTGGATCAACCCCTTGTCGAGATGGGCCTCGAGCCAACTGTAGATCGTATCAACCTCCTGCCGTGTCGGCTCAAGGATCTCGCGGCCCTTCGCCGCTCCCTTCTTACGCTGGCTCTCCAGGGCTGAGAGGGCCTTTGTTCTGTTTCGCACCTTTGGATCTTTCCCTTGTTTGCGGCGGGCCTTTACCAGTTTTTTTAGAGCCTTTGGATCCTTTTTGATATGCCTTTGCGCGAACGACGCGGAGAGCGAGCTTCTGTAAAACTGGGCCACCACCGCGTTGCTCTTGTTCGCCCGTATGTCGAACCCATCCCACATCCCCCCGGACACCTCGAACGGCCCCATCCGTCGACCGCTGGGGCCTTTCTCGTCATTCCTGACCCGATCCTCCACGGCAAACGCGATCGCGCGCCCAATGGCAAGACCTAGCTTCCGCTGCCGCATAAGCGGGGTGGCTCGCAATACGGATCGCTGGTTGATCGTGACGTATGGGCCGATCTTTACATTGCCTGGGCCGCCGTATTTCTTACCCATTGGACACAGACCCCTCGGTCTCTGGGGGGTCGGCGATCTCCTTCCCTCTGCGATATTCCTCGAGGTTCGAGCCGACGCGCTCGCGTGCCTCCAGCTCGGTGATACCCTCCTCCTTCGCGAGATGTTGCGCGGGGGTTGTTAACCCGTCCTCGAACGATAGGCGGCGTGACTGGGCCTCGTGCAGAGCATCCGCGGGCATGCTTTGTTCGACATAGTCCACACCCACGATCCCGCGGGGCCAACCCTCGGCGCGAACTCCAGCGTTTAGGACGATCCGCAGGGCGTTATAAAATCCGTTCTCCGCGTCTCTCAACGCGATGAGTTGATCCTGCCGGATGGCGTCGCGGTCATAGAGATCGATCATCTTCGACAACCCGGTGAGCGATCCCTTGAGAAAGCTAGACGGGTTCAGGTTATTGTGGATCGTCACGTACTTGAGAAATTGCTCGGTCGAATCAAGGTAGCTCGAAAGGTTCGACTCGCCTGATATGACCTCGTATTTTTGATCCTCGTCTAGCCCGATTACCGAATCGCTACCCATGACGATCTTTTCTAAACTCGCGCGATCTGCGTTGGTAATTACCTTCTGCCCCCAGGCGCCGAACCTTGCCGCCATGTCTGTGTCACTGAACGCGACGCTGAGCGCCACCTGTGCATCGTAGAGATCCGAGGGCAGCGGAGAGAAGAAATCGCCGTGGTGCGGGACGCCAAGGCGGGCGACGAAGATCGGCAGCTCGCCGCCGAACTCGGGCGGGAGGGATCCGTCTTCGCGGTAAACGCCGATCGGCTTGCCGCCGTAATCATAGACAGCCTGCTCGTGATTGATTCGCATGGTTCCGAACTCGATCGAATCGTGCGACGCCTTGATCGGTATCCGAAATCTGAACTCGCGCGAGTGTTGCACGCTTTCGTTGGCGACGGGATCGGGATCTACCTCGACCTCGTGGGGTGCGAATATCTTGACGATCAGCCCGTCGGTTGATCCGGGTCGAGGGCAGATCAACCCGACGATCGTGCGCTGCACGACCAACATCTCGTTAAGGCGCTTCATTAAGAGATCGAATCTTAGGCCGGCGTAGATGCGCCGAAGGGCGTCGGCCTTGCCGTCGTTGAATACATCGCCCGACGGGAGCGACCAATGACGAGTGGGCGGGCGCCTATACCAGACCGCTGTCTCCTTCGCGACCGACTCGACGATCGGGACGTCCCTCTGGAGCCTTCGCTCGTGCGACATCGGGAATAGGTCTTTGATGATGTCCGCGATGCACGAGAAGTCCCGACGATAGAAATCGTCAAGCCGTTTGGAGATCGTCACAAAATCCGAGGACCGTCTAGCTTGTGCGGTCCATTGCCAAGACGCCATGTTCTCCTCCCGTTATCGGCGGCCAAATTGGCCCATCCGTCGTTCCACAATATCGCCCGCGCCACCCGAATCTGCCGAGGACGAATAGCCCCGGCGACCGTAGCGGGCCTTAACGTAATATGCTAAACCGTCCACCCCGTGATCGTGGATGTTGTCCTTCCGTACAGCGTCCAACACCTCGCCGTCTTTGACCTTGCGGCGTAGCTGCTCCATGCATTTCACGATACCACGGGATCGATTCTTTTTTAGTAACGATTCCGCAAAATAAAGGCGGGGCTCGCCCTCGATCGGATCGAGCAAACCGCGAACGCGCTCGATGCCTGCCCAGACGTCCTGGTCGGCCTTGGCCTTCATGGTACGGACCCGGGTCGATCTAAATGCCCGCATCATAGATTGATTTTGTAGCGGGACCGCGCGGTCGGCTCCAATCAGCTCGGGGTCGCGGCCCATTGATTTCGCGTGGTCTTTTATAATCCCGATCAACTGCTGATCGGGGATGTCGTCGTCGCAGAATTCCCAGCACACGATGTCCCTGTCTTGTTCGCCCTCGCCTCGATGGTGAGCAATACAAAGGACGTGCGGGTGTGAATATCCCCAGTCGATGCCGTAACTGTAGGGGGTGTTCACGTCGTGCATATATGGGACGACGTGGCGGGCTCTCTGAAATTCGGGAAAAATTGTCTGCGCGGGCCGAAGGATTCGAGCCAAAACTTCTTGGGAAAAGACTGCCTTCGACATCGACGCGCGGAGACGCTGGAGGTATGCGTCGGTAATATATGGGTTGTCGGCAGTCTTTGCGATCACGAGGTGGAAGTCCTTTGCATCCTCGCCGCCCTCGCGCACAGCATCGACGAATCGACGGACCACGCCTCTGTAACCTCGCGGGGTCGTTGAGGTGAACACCTGCAATGTCCCGGCCCCGCGCACGGCAGCTGCGAGGGTGCCGAAGGTGTACCACGGCTCATTGTCGCTCTCGATCTCGTCCACGTACGCCCCGCATAAGGTCAGCGATCGGACGCGATCCACCCGCTCGAAACTCTGGCAAAAAATTTCCGTATTATTCCGCAGGATGTATCTGTGATCGCTCCGATAATGCCTCTTTAAGAGGGAGAACCCCGATCGATCCTTGAACGCTTCAAGGCATCGGAGCAACTCCCTTTCGTGGACACGCACGAGCTGGCGATAGGTCGGCGCAAACAGACCGAAGGCTAGGCCCGCGTTTTTTGGATCGAGACACGCGAGGATGGTTTTTATGATTCCTGCGGTGGTTTTGCCGGAACCTCGGCCGCCGAGGAACATCACGTTTGGGGCAGTGCTACGAATGAATCGCGCCTGCGCGGGGTGTGGCTTGCCGATGCCGAAGTCGGTGATCTTATAGTTAGCGTCCACCTACTCGAACTCGGGCTCGTCGCTCGTGTCGTCTGCGTCGTCTCCGACGTCCAGCGTCACGGTCATCTCGTCGGGGATAAATGAATCGGCGCCCTCGCGCATCATCACGAGCTTGCGGAGTTGGTCCAAGTAGCGGTGCATGGCGGCGTTGTATCGGTAGTCGGGCCGCTCCCCTGGTTCGAGGGTGGATTGCATCCGGCGCAGTTCCATGCCGACGACGGAGATCAACGTCTGGATGTCGCATCCGTCGCTGAATCGATCAAAGGCTTTCTTTAGCTCGGGAGCGGTGCCCTTGAGGATCTCCTTTCGAAGCTCGTCGCGCGCGCCGTGGATCTTGGTCTTTGGCGTCGCCTTCCCGTTGCCCTTGGCCGCGGCCTTTCTCTTGGCCTTGACTCCCTGGGTTTCCCGGCTTTTGCTATTTCTCGGTCTGTCTCTCATGTGCTCCCCCGTGCATGGCGCTTTCACTCATACCTAGCCGCGCGCGTAAGGCGACGTAATCATTCGGGAATAAATTAATT